GCACACGTCCGACGGTCTCTTCACCGGCGACAACCCCCAGGCCGACTGGCGAGAGTTCTTCCGTGAAGGCTCTTCCGAGAACGCCGTCGGATGGGACAATATCATCGACCCCACTGCTCCGCCCCAATACCCCGATATCAATCGTCGAAACCGAGCCATGCGATGCAATTCCTCCGCCATGGAACTCACTGTTCGCAATACCGGCTCCAATTCCGCCCTCGTCAATGTGTATCGCGTCGTCTGCAAACTCAATGTCCCCTTTGTCGGATTCAACATCGAACTACTCTATGACCAAGGCTTCCGATATGCCGGCCGTATCACAGAGGTGACGCAGCCGGTTGAAGGAACGGGTAATGATGGTCTCCCCCCTCCTCTTGGAATGTGGGATCCCCAGATCCAGTCCGACCATATTGTTGCTACTCCCTTTCAATCTGCCACTTTTACCAAGTATTTTACTATTTATCGTCGTACAAAGTATCAGCTTGCTCCTGGTGAGGAGTTTTCGCTGATGTTGCGTGACAACCGTCCGAAGCATATTGATATGAATCGGATGCGTGGGAACTCGTTTGTTAAAGGTCTTACCCATGGTTACTTTGTTGATTTCCAAGGTGTTCCTGTTGCTGTTGGTGATCCAGTGACGGCAACCTCTACTGCTCCTGCTCAGCTTTCTGTCCAGAAGATGGTTAGGTACTCGATTAATATGCTCCCCGAGAAGCGTTCAGCTACCTCCTACGATGTCCAGGACGCGTAGTCGGGACCAAGACAAGCCCGGTAGGGCTTGCGGTTACTGGGTTAGGCTGCCCCCGGCAGCCTAACCCGGACACGTCGACTCTCCTTATCCGTCCAAAGTCAGGTTATTTATCCGTCCATAAACCTCCTTACTTTTAGGTTGCTAATGTGCCCAAAGTCTGTTTTATATCTAAATCATCATGTTTGTGAATACACACTCTTCCTCGCCGTACAATAACCCTTCAATATGCCAAAAGTCCACGTTCCATAACAACCACTCTCTCTCTTCTCTTGTGAATTCGGGCAGACTGTTCGTCAGTACGATAACGGGATAACCGAATTTGACGCTCTTCTTAGCACGATACTTGTCGGTCCACGTGACGTCTTTTTGACGGCCCAAGAGCGACTTGTAATTAAACTTGAGACTATCCCACGGGATGTCGTCCAACACGCCGTAAACGTGTTCCTTGTCCGAATACTTGTCCATCGACCACAGTCCTTGCATATACCAATGCTCGCCAATACTCCTTGCAAGACTTGTCTTACCTACGCCACTATTCCCCACGAGCCACAACGATCGCATATGAGTCCTCTGGCCACGGACCATAGTGGCAAGGCTATTGCGCCAATTCGCAATTCGATCGTAGTCGGCGCCCGCCAACGAGAAGTCGTCAAGGGAATACTCTGGCAAGTACAGTACTCGAGGAGCTGCGCGTCTCTCGACGTAATTGTTAAGCGCCGGTACGGATCGTATAAGGTCAGGGTGTACCTCGAGGATGTCGTCAACAACCTCGTCCACTGACTTACCTTCGGCAATTCCGGCTCTAGCAATCGCGACTGCAGTTTCTTTCTCGCCAAACTCGAAGTTTGCGAGCGGAGCCTCGTCCTCCTTAAGGCAGTATGCAATTGTTCTCTTCGGAGAACGGCATGCCTGGATATTTGGATGTTTTCCATCGATGTCGAACACCCGCGCGTCCCGGGTGTGTAGCTTGGAGGAGAACTCGATGAAGACATGGTAATGCGGCTCACCGTCTTCGTGAGCTTCTTGTGCCACCAGGACCTTCTTGCACTTGATCAGGTCCTTCTCGAAAGCCACAAAATGATCGTAGACTTGTTGCTTGGTCAATGGCCTTGCCTGCGCATAGGTCAGGAAGGCTTTGATTGCATTAAATTCGTATCGAGTCATAGCTAAGCTGCGTTGGGTAGGGGCCCGTATAATGTTACTAGGGCCCCGGACCCACGGTCCCACCCAGGTATATATACGCGTCACCCCCGTGACCGCGAAGGTCCTCTCTCTCCTGCTGTTCGGGTATCTCGGAACCGGACAGGTACTCAATGACTCACCATGCCGACGCGCAACCCTCGCCGCCGATCCTTTCGCTCCAATGTGCGTGCGGGCATGGATCCGCAGTATGTTGCAAAAGCCATGCGTGGCTTGGCTAAAATAGCTGCACGTCAACTTGCTGCGCGTGCCTTTTCTGGCACCTCTTCTTCCAACTCCAACACTCTCTCTGGAGTCAACCCACTCACCACCCAACATGACTTCAAAGTCGATTACAAGCGACGCAAACGGACTCGCAAGCTCCGCCGCCGTATGCGTCGTGGACGAAAGTTCACGCGCCGAGTCGTTAACAGCTACCTACGAGCCACCACCTCCCCGAAACATGTTGCCAAGGCTGCTTTATTCACGGGCCAGGCATCTGCTGGCCGAAGCAATTTCTTTGGTGCTTTGCTGCACACGTCCGACGGTCTCTTCACCGGCGACAACCCCCAGGCCGACTGGCGAGAGTTCTTCCGTGAAGGCTCTTCCGAGAACGCCGTCGGATGGGACAATATCATCGACCCCACTGCTCCG